TTCTCCATCCTGTTTTCAATCTGCATACAGTTGCCACGTATCGTTCCAGTGTTTCAGATCCAAACACACAAAATATCCCCATTCGTGACACATATGTGGCTTCTCTCGTTCGTCCGTGTTTCATATCCCGTTCCCCGTCCGGCCAAATCTGTGAACACGACTTTTCTGGTATCGAAGTTCGTGTAAGCGGTTGTTACAACAAAGACCCTCAATTATTAACATACATTCGGGACAAGACAACAGATATGCACAGAGATATGGCGATGGAGTGCTATCTGTTGGAACTCAATCAAGTGACAAAAGAGGCAAGATATTGTGCCAAAAACAAGTTTGTCTTTCCTGAATTCTATGGCGATTGGTATCTTTCTTGTGCAAACAGTTTGTGGATGGCTATTGACAGGATGCAATTGAAAACAGCACAAGGGGTATCTCTGAAAGAACATTTGAGAAGAAAAGGGATCAAAAGACTGGGTTCATTAGATCCAGATGTTCGTCCTGTCCCAGGTACATTTGTACATCATCTACAAACAGTGGAGAAGAGATTTTGGGAGGACAGATTTGCAGTATACAGTCAATGGAAAGTGGATTGGTGGGAAGCATTTTTGAAGAAAGGGTATTTTGATACGTATACTGGATTTCGATGTGGCGGATTGCTGGATCGAAAACAATGCGTCAATTACCCATTCCAAGGTTCTGCCTTCCACTGTCTTCTCTGGTGTCTCATTCGTGTGCAAAAGATGTTGAGAAAATATCGGATGAGGACAGTATTGATTGGACAGATTCACGACAGTTTGTTAAGTGATGTGGCAAAGGGAGAATTGAAAGACTATACAGAAATCGCACACAAGATAATGACAGTGGATTTGAAGAAACATTGGCGATGGATTATCGTACCTATGGAAGTTGATTGTGAAGTTGCTCCATGCGGTAGAAGCTGGCTTGAAAAAGAAAAATACAATGGATGAAATATGGACCCATAGCTCAATCGGTCAGAGCGCACCCCTTATAAGGGTGAGATTCCTGGTGGGTCCATTATCACTTTGAAAAGAAAATCGATTTGGAATAGGAGTCACGGATGGCAGAATTATACAAGAAATATCGACCGAAGAGTTTTGAGGATGTGGTTGGACAAGACGCTGTAGTTAAACAATTGGAAGGGTTGTTCAAATCAGATAACTTCCCACATGCTGTCTTATTGAATGGGGAAAAGGGGCTTGGGAAAACCTCCATATCCAGAATTTTGCGACGAAAACTCAAGTGTAGCAAGTTCGATTATAATGAAGTCAATTGTGCCAATCATCGGGGAATCGATTTCATTCGATCAATCGAAAGAAATGCTGGTCTGAGCCCAATGCAAGGGAACACTAAAGTTTGGACCCTGGATGAATGTCATATGCTGACATCGGAGGCATCAAATGCTTTTTTGAAAATTCTCGAAGACACTCCAAAACATGTGTATTTTATCCTGTGCACAACAGATCCACAAAAAGTGATTGCCACAATTAGGAGTCGTTGCACATCATTTGCCCTCGAACCATTTGATTCAAGTTCTCTAAGAAAGTTGATCCGAAAAGTATGTAAGTTGGAAAAGGCTAAAATTTCAGAAGAAGTCGAGGATAAAATCATAGCCAATGCAGATAATTCTGCACGAAATGCTTTAGTGCTGTTGGATAAGGTTTTGGGACTGGATGGCGAAGAATCGCAACTGGAAGCAATTTCCAAATCAACTGTTGAAGTCGCAGCCATTCAAATTGCCAGAGCCATTTTTGATCCAAGAACAAAATGGCCTGATATGGCCAAAATATTGAAATCCACCGAATTGGAAGAACCAGAACAAATTCGGTGGATGGTGCTTGGATATGCAAAAACAATTCTGTTGAGCGGAGGGAAAATGAGCGGACGGGCATTCGATGTGATTTCTGTTTTTCGGGATAATTGGTTTGATTGCAAGGCGAGCGGTCTGGCGGCATGTTGTTTTGAAGTAATAACAGGAAAATAAGGCTGTAGGTCGATTCAAGACACGATAATTCTTAGGGGTAGCGACGATAGGTGTTTTTTAGGATCGTCGCTTGTAGACCCGTATAGAGCGTTCAAATAAGGTGCGAAATTGAAGCATAAACCTTGCAATCGTATATTTTTCAAATTCGCCTGCAAATCCTCTTTGATTTTGCGATAATGAAGGGTGAACCATGAAAATACAACAAATCCAAAACAAAAAATTGGTAAAACTCGCTGACATGAAAGCTGGTGATTGTTTTCTCATTCCAGGTGAATATAGTGAGGACTACGCTTGGACCGGCTTATGTATGCTGACAAGTCATACACAAGGATTGGAGGAGGAAAAGTTACTTGGATGTGTGGAATTGGAACATGGTCATTTTCAATTGATGGATCCAAACGCAAGATTTGAGATAGCCAATGTGGTCGTACAAATTCTGCCAGACGAGGAGATACAAAATTGAAACGCAAAACAACCAAAACACCCGAAATTCAAGAATCCTCGATTTTGGAAATAGATCGAAATGAATTGGATAGAGAGTGGGCGATGCAACCCAAACTCTATCACAAATACGCGGATGATTTGGCAAGAGCAAGGAAGGCACTGGATGAAGCAGAAGCAGCCGTAAAGGTGGTTAGAGCAGACATCGATAAGCGAATACGAAAGAATCCATCCAAATATGACCTACCAGACAAACCAACGGAAACCGCAATTGCCAATACCATTCTTCTTCGCAAACAATTCATTGAGGCTCAAAATGCAGTCATTGAGGCACAATTCAGTGTGAACATTCTCTACGCCATGACTACATCACTTGACCACAAGAAAGCTGCATTGGAAAATATGGTACGATTGCACGGACAGGATTACTTTTCAACACCAAAAACAGATGCAAAAGGATATGAGAAACTGGAAAAGGAGAGATCGAATACAGTTGCAAGGAAATGTGTAAAACAGAAATAGGATGAATAAGCGATGTCACTACTTCAAATCATGTTTGGAATCGGTGTGTTTTGTATTGTAGCTCCATTTGTTTTGTTCTTCTGTGGAAAATGGGGTGCTGTTGGATGGTTTAGAGGGAAACATATTGCAGAAAACAAAATGCCTTTTCCAAAAGAACAAAACGATGCCGAAAATGAAACCTAAATATGAAAGGGACACCCCGAATGGCAACAAAACGTGAAAAACGGGAACAACGCATCAAGCGAGGAAGTGGAGGAGAAAATGCGAAGAAGGCGGCAAATGACAGAAGAATGTGGGATTCACCGTCACTTAATTTGCCATCCACCGCTGCATCTTTCTATTTGAAGGATGCAGAACCGAAGAGGTTGGATGTGTTGAATTATTTGGTGGGGAAGGGAAACCCGAAAGCGGATGAAGGGACGTATTACTACGAGAGACGATTTTGGGTGCATAAGGGATTGGGGGCGGATGGGAAGCAATCGTTCGTATGTACATCGAGGACATTTGGAAAGAAGTGTGCTGGATGTGATTATGTTACCAAACTTCAACGCGATCCCGATGCTGATCCAGACATTATCAAAAGACTCCTTCCAAAAGAACGTCAAATTATGAATGTCATTGACAGGAAGGATCTTGAGAAGGGTGTTCAGATTTGGGAAACATCTTGGTTCAACTTTGGGAAGCTGTTGGAATTGAAGATTCAAAATGAAGACGAAGAGGACAATTATGAAGACTTTGCAGATTGGGAAGGAGGAATGACACTCAAATGCGACATTGAAGATGACAAGACGTTTGGAAGATCGGTAGCGGGAATTGAATTCAAAGCACGCAAGGATTACGATCCTGACGACATTGAGAAAAAGGTATATTGTTTGGACGAAATGATTAAGGAGCCGACGTACAAAGAACAGCAAAAAATCATAATGGGCATGGACGAAGAAGAAACGAAATCAAGGAAGTCAAAATTCAAGGAGTCAGATGTGAAGAAGATCAAGAAAATGTCGGAAAAGGAACTTCGCAAGTTTGTCATTCTCAACGACTTGGAAGATGAGATCGATTTGGATGAAATCGATGACGAAGATGATTTGCGAGTGGCTGTGCTGGAGGCTGTGAAGGGAGCTTTGGAAGACGAAGAGGAGAAGCCTGCCAAGAAAGCCGCAAAGAAGAAGGTAGCAAAGAAGTCGTCCAAAAAGAAGGTCGAGGAAGAGGACGACGATGACGACGACGATGATGATGATGATGAATCGTCCGATGACGATGACGATGATGATGAATCGTCCGATGACGATGACGATGATGATGACGACGATGACGATGACGACGATGAATCGTCCGATGATGACGACAATGACGATGACGACGATGAATCGTCCGATGATGACGACGATGACGATGACGATGACGATGACGATGACGATGAAGAGCCTGCCCCCAAGAAACGAGGTCGCCCGAAGAAGAAGCGGTAATACCACAACATAACTCTCCTTTGGACAGGGGCCTTGGTGCAGAAACTAATCACCAAGGCCCCATTTTCAAACGTACAATGGAAGATGTAAATGATGGACACGAAAAAAGTACGAAAGCAATTGCTCACAAAAACATCCATTAAACCACTCACTGCCGATGATTATGTTGGAACAGGCAGCACATTGTTAAATCTGGCGATCAGCGGGAATCCATATCGCGGATTTGCAAAAGGGTATTACTATTATCTGGTGGGGGATACACAAAGTGGAAAAACATGGTTGAGTTTGACATGTTTAGCAGAGGCGTCCATCAATAAGAATTTTGACGGCTATCGATTCATATTTGATAATGGAGAGCAAGGAGCGTTAATGGACATAGAACGCTTCTTTGGAAAAAAGGTGGCTGATAGAATAGAACCTCCTCGAATAGTCAAAGGGGAAGCGGTTTGTTCGTATACTTTGGAAGACTTCTATTTCAATGTACATGACGCAATCCAAAAGGGAGAGCCGTTCATCTATATTCTTGACAGCATGGATTCACTGACATCAACACAAGAGTTGGGAAAATTTGAAGAGAGAAAAAAGGCTGCAAGAAAAGGCAAAACAACCACAGGCAGTATGGGTGATGGGAAGGCAAAGATCAATTCACAGGATTTGAGACAGCTATTGACACCTCTATACAAAGCAAAAAGTATCCTCATTGTAATCAATCAGACGAGGGACAATCTGAAACTTGGATATGGAGCACCGTTGAAGACAAGAAGCGGTGGACATGCTCCATCTTTTTACGCCTGTCTTGAATTGTGGAGTTCGGTGAAGGGAAAAATCTTCAAAAACTCTACAATCATGTCGAGCACAACTGGAAGAAAGAGTGTGCGAAAACGCGAACTCGGAACGTATTGCAAAATACGGGTCAAAAAGAATCGAATGACAGGAAAAGATCGAACAATTGTCATTCCGATTTACCACAGCTTTGGAATTGATGACATTGGTTCATGTGTGGATTATCTGGTTGAAGAATTTCGATGGGGGAAAAAGGGAGTAAAGATAGAGGCGCACGATCTGAGCAAAACAGCTACAAGGGATAAACTGATTCAATTCATTGAGAAGAGAAATCTGGAGAAGGATGTGCGTGACATCATGGAGGAGGTTTGGTTAAATGCAGAAAAGCAATGTGAAGTGAGACGAAAGAAAAGGTACTGATACCAGGGATCAAAATGAAACCAAAAATTCTAAATGTCGGTTGTGGTTATTCCAAAATTCCAATTCCAGATATAGAAGAAGTTCGTCTTGACATTGACCCTATTGTGGAACCTGATATTGTTTGCGATGCAAGAAATCTCGCAGAAGTCGGACGAGGGGAATATGATGGAGTATGGATGCAACATGTTTTGGAGCATTTTTGTGAGTATGATGTTCAAAGTGTTCTGAATGGAATCGATTTTGTCCTGAAGCCGACAGGTGTCCTCATCCTTATTGTACCAGACATCGTAGAAGCCATTTCTCATGTCATCGAAAAACAGGCATCCATCAATGATGTCATTCTGTGTACGCAAACAGATCCAATTAGAACAATAGACATGATATATGGATTGCAATCAAAGATAGCAAGTGGAAATGAATTCTACGCACATAAGATGGCGTTCGACAGAAAATCACTAACAGGATTATTGCATCAAAACGGATTCAAACACATCCACTTTGTAAAGTCGGTGTTGGAAATTCGTGCGGTAGCTACGAAGGACTTAGCATATCCAGAGTGGATTCAGAAATACATGTCACAAGGAACGAAGCACAAAGAAGATGAAATCACAGAAATGTGGATGAATTGGTGAATCATGGCAAAGACCTACTTGATCCTTGACTGTAATTACCTCTGTCGCAGAGCTTGCTATGCAATGGGAGATCGATTGTCTTATGCAGGTTCGCCTACAACGATTCTCTACACATTTCTCCGCGATATGATTGCCCTTCAAGAGCAATTCAGAACAAGTGGAATCCTATTCTGTTTCGATTCAAAGTCCAGTAAACGCAAGGAGATATATCCAAAGTACAAACAAAAGAGACACACAAAGGAACTGACAGAAGAAGAAATTGAATTTGAAAAGGCATTTCGGTATCAAATCAAAAAGTTGAGAATGGCGCATTTACCAGAAATTGGATATCGAAACATATATCGAAAGGCTGGATTTGAATCAGACGATTTGATTGCGAAGTTGGGAGAGGATGTTACAAGAGAAGGGAAAAACAAGGGAGTTGTTGTTAGTTCGGATCACGATTTATTTCAATGCATCACTCCTTTTGTCTCATTTTACAATCCAGCCGATCACAAGGAACTTACATTACAAGGATTTAGGCAGAAATATGGAATTACTCCAGATCAATGGGCAATGGTGAAAGCAATTGCAGGATGCAATACCGATGGAGTAGAAGGGGTGCGAGGAATCGGAGAAAAGACAGCCATCAAATATATACAGGGCGAGTTGAAAGAAAGCTCCAAAGCACATGCAAACATTACATGTGAAAATGGACAGGAAATCATAAAGAGAAATTGGGGTTTGGTAAAATTGCCACTTGCCGGAACGCCAGAACTTGAAATCAAACCAGACGAATTGTCATTGGATGGCTGGTTAAGCGTTTGCAAGAAATTGGGATTTAAGAGTCTGCGAAATGAAAATCCATTTCCTTGGAGTCGATTGAAATGAAAAGTGGCGGCGGAAATAGAAAAGGCGGAGCTTTTGAAAGGCAGATTTGCAAGGATCTGTCAATTTGGTGGAGCAATGGGAGCAGAGACGACATATTCCGCAGGTCAGCAACAAGTGGAGGGAGAGCGACAATAAGAAGCAAGAAGGGGAAAGATACATTCGGACAATATGGAGATATTGCAATTGCAGACCCAATTGGACAGCCTTTGATCTCTCTATGTACAATTGAATTGAAAACAGGATATTTCACACAATCACCTTTTGATCTGGTAGACAGTCCATCGAGACAAAATCCACACTACAAAAAATTCTTCGAGCAATGCCTTCGAGAGAAAAAAGAGGCAAAGACCCCGCATTGGTTATTGATTGCAAAAAGGAAACACAAGGAAATAATGGTTTATATGCCGCATTCGTTCTATCGATTGTGCAGAATGTATCTGGACGAAGCGTTCCCCTCTATTCGCTTGTCTGTTCCGGTAGGAAAAACCGAACAGAAGATATTTGGGTGCCCTCTGGTTCAATTCTTTCGATTGCTCTGTCCTTCGCGCATAGTCAAAATTCTGAATACATATAAGGACAAAGAGAATGCCGATCCTAAGTGAACACCATTCAAATCGACTTCCTATCCATTATACTCCAGAGCGTGCAATTGAAACAGCGGAAAGAATTGTAAGGGAACAAAATATCAATGGATTAGAGAGAACGCAAATACTCGAAATGGCTTCTGTGCTGCTCGCTTGTGCAAAAGAACTGGAGGAGGTGAGAGAGGAAAATGTAACTCTTGGATTGGAGTGTATGCACTTATGACGAAGACAGAGAGAAAAAAATTGTATCGATTGATCGAAGAATGGACTCGGTATGAAATTACCGCGAGATATGCACCTGTCGGCTGGCCAGATTTCGGAGATTATTTTGCAGAGAAATTGCGGAAAGAGGATGAAATTCGCAAGTTGATGTTTGGAACCGATAGTCTGATGCAACTCGGGGAGAGATGGGGGATGAAGGGATGTAGGAGAAAAAGCAAAAAGAAGAGGAAAGTGATAAGAGGGAAGAGGAGCAAATGAAATGATTATAACTCCATGTATACAGAATTGGATATATTACTCTTTGCCACATCTATCCTGCCCATCCTACGATTACATTCCAGATCCGACCAATATTCTGAATACAGTTTCTTGCAATGGGTATACTTTCATTTTAATGAAAGGAAATCAACCTCCGGAAATTTTTTACTTCAATCCCACATATGATGGCTCAAGCACCGCTATAAATATTACAATGATGACAGAGGACATGTGTGTAAGAACCATTCCTCCCAAGTTCGAATTTACAGCAAAATCCTACATAATTGTTGTAGGTGAGAAATGGATTGAGGAAAATATGCCGATGGATGTAAGGGAACAATATTATGTGGAAAGATTGTTGAAATGAAACAGAAAGTAGGGCCTTCGTTGAAAAATTGGATTTGCAATATTGTTATTGGAGCATATATAACGGCATATTATTCCTGTGATATTATAATTAGGGATGAGCCTTCGTTCAAACCAATTTCAAGATTTGATCCTGCCTCATATAGATATATATTCATCATAAGCAAGCAATGGATCTTAGAACGTTGTCCAGAAGAAATTCTTGTGCAAAATGCAATTGAGATGCTACAATGCTAAAAAGCCTGTCTATCCGCAATTTTAGAATACACAAAAAACTCAGGATCAAATTCTCTCCACACGTCACCACAATTGTAGGAAAATCATACGCAGGAAAATCCACTGTTATCAATGCACTCAAATGGACTTGTTTGAACAGACCAAGTGGAACTTCTGTGATTCAATGGGGTTCAAAACAAACAGCCGTCACATTGAACATTGATGAATTTGGGATAACACGAACTCGAAGCAAAAGCAAAAATCAATATCGACTAAAGAGAAGAGAGAAAGAGGATAAGTTTGTAGCATTTGGAAACGGTGTGCCCTCCAAAATCTCTTCCATTTTGAATGTTACAGAGAACAATTTTCAAGGACAGCACAGTCTGCCATTTTGGTTTGGGGAAACATCAGGAGAAGTATCAAGACAATTGAATGGAATCGTAAATCTCGGTGTGATCGATTCCACAACATCCAATATAAATTCAATGCAAAGAAAAGCAAAAGTTGCGGCGGAAATATGTGAGGAGAGAGTAAAGAAAACGAGAGAAGAGTACAAAGGATTGGAGTTTGTGATCGAAATGGAAAAGGATTGGGAAAAAATAACAACCATCAAAAAACAATTGGATCGATTGATACGAAGACTTGAAAAGTTACAGGATGAATTGGATGATTACAGAGAATTTGAAAAGACAATTCAGCAAGCCAAACCTCCATCAATCGAACCTCTAACAGTCCTATATGAAGAGTTGAATGAAGTTGAAGATGAATGTGTAAAGATCGAAATTATGTTGGACAGGATAAAATCAAAACAGGCGGAAGTTACTCGCCTTGAAAAAGAGACGGATCGATTACAAAAGAAGTTGGATGAAATGCAAAAAGGAAGATGTCCGTTATGCGGAAAGATGCAGAAACCATAGCTATCTTTTGTAGTGACCTCCATTTAAGTCATACTGCACCAATCTGGAGATCAGCAGAAACAAATTGGTATGAAGCACAGTTACGTCCGATCAAGGAATTGTATCAATTATGGAAAGCACTGGAATGTCCAATTTTCTGTGCTGGTGATATTTTTGACACATGGGACAGCCCTCCAGAGCTTATAAATTTCGCCATTAAACATCTCCCAGAGATGTATGCAATTCCTGGACAGCATGATTTGCCGCATCATAACAAAAAGGAAATACATAAGAGTGCCTATTGGACTTTAGTTGGTGCAAACATTTTGTTTCCTTTGCATTCTGATTTTCGTCGCAGCATACGCATTTGCCATAATACATACGTCAATGGATTTGCATATGGAGAAAAGATCGTTCCATCCACAAGTGATTCACGCAAAAAACATATAACATTGATACATCAATACAATTGGATTTCAACTGCACGCTACCCAAAAGCCCCTGTGCAGAGTAAAGTAGGATTAAATCGGAAGGAATTCAATGGGTATAGTCTTGTAGTAAGCGGTGACAATCATATTCCATTTGATTGTAAAGTGGGAAAAACTCTGTTCTATAATTTGGGGTGCTTCATCCGCAGAAGTCAAACTGAAAGAGCAATAAAACCGTCTGTATTGTTATTGATGAGCGATTGGAGCCTCAAACGATATCCTCTGGATATATCGAAGGATAAACATATTGCGGAAACGGAAGAAAAGAAAGCAGAAGCAAACAACATAGATATATCCAAATTGATCTCGGAATTTGAAAGTCTCGGTGATGCAAAATTCGATTTCGTACAAACGGTGAAACGATATATGGAACGCGAATCTGTCCACAAAGGAGTTAAACAGATTATTATGCAGGCGATGAAGGAATAGGAGAATCAAATATGGACGGTCTTGTGTATGCCTTTCTATTTGGAATAATGACATGGGCTATAATAGAGGATAAAAGCACAATTGATCCAAATGATGGATGTGCATGGATTATTCCAGTCATGTGGCTATCCTGCTTTGTAATGGCATTTATAAAGGCACTATAATGAATGACATAACCGAATATCTGGAAATCAAACGAAAAACGGAAAATGCAATGAAACAAATAGAGAGGGCAAAGGGTGCATTGGAAAGTGAGCTTCAAAGATGGAAGAAAATGTATGGGTGTGATACGGTGGAAGAGGCTGAGGTGTTATTGAAGAAAAAGAAACGAAGAAGGAGAGCAATGCAAATAGAATTTGCAAAGATGATTGAGCAGTTTGAGAAAAAGTGGAAGCATAAACTATGAACATTCACTCCGCACAACGTACAATTGACAAATACCGAACGCGGTATGATACAGCAAAGTCTCAATATAAGGCAGAAACAAAAGAACTACAAACGGCTAAGAGGCATTTGCGACATGTAAACAGTGCCAGAAAGATTGTGCAAACGATTGCAGAGGAAATACAAAGACAGGCGCATTCCCAAATAGGCAAAGTTGTGTCCATTTGTCTGACGGAAATATTTGAAAACGATTATCAGTTTGAATTGAGATTCACACAAAAGGCAAACAGAACACAGGCGAATTTGGTGTTGATGAAGGATGGAAACGAAATAGGAGATCCGTTGAACCAAGATAGCGGAGGAGTGCTTGATGTGGCCGGCTTTGCAATGCGTTTGTCTTGCATACTATTGCAAAAACCACAATCAAGAAAACTGCTGGTTCTGGATGAGCCTTTCAAAAATCTACATGGGCATATTTACAGAGAACGACTGCGAATGCTACTGACAAGATTATCCGAAGAATTTCAAGTCCAAATAATCCTGGTTACTGGAATACCAGATTTTGAGATCGGAAGAAAAGTGAAACTTGATTAAGGATTAACTATGGCTCGTCCCATCACCAATTATTCCAATTGGTGGAGGGAAGAAGATGAAAAGGACTTAATAGAATTGCTCACCGGCTGTGCTATTCTTGTATTGAATCAATGCAATGAAGCGAAGGATCATACAATTGAGGCGGAGGATTTGATAAGTGAAGGATGGCTGCGTGTTTTACGTTATGGCAACTTCGATAGAGCTTCACGCAAAGCGACAGCATGGAGATTGTGCAGGGAGATGAAGAGGTCATACTGGAGAATGAAAAAATGGGGTCGTTGGCCTTCCACTCCAAAAAGACTCCACTCTAAAAATGAGCCTATAATAAGGGAAGGCGGAGAGAGTGTGATTCCGGATGATTGGCTTTGAATCCAAATCAAAAAGGAGAATTCAATGAAACCTGCTCACCTTCATTTGAAATTGACAGGTAAATATGCAGCCGATTTACTCGAAACATGGCATAGATGTATGTGCGGTAAATGGAATCATGTGAATTTTATTGTGGAGGAGAATAGCGAGGAATGGAAGGCGGGGCAGAGGTGCAGTCATTGTGAAAATCACCTGAATAAAATCAGAAGAGCAAAAAATTTTGTCGAAATTTGAAAGATTCTTCTTCAAAATAGAGGACACTTGACGATAATACTATGAAACAATCGTCTGTTTCATAAAAAGTCTTGGAAAGGAAGGAACGATAAAAATTCCATTAACACGTGGACTGACCGCGATTGTAAGTGATATCGACTCCCACCTTGCAAAATATAAATGGCATGCTTGGTGGTCTTCACACACCCAATCCTACTATGCTGTGCGAAGCGTTAGAATAAATGGAAAAATCGCAAAAGTACATATGGCTCGACAAGTTCTTGGATTGGAATTTGGAGATAAGCGTCAAGCAGACCATATAGACCACAACACTCTGGATAATTCAAGACCAAATTTACGAATCGTTACCAATCAAGAAAATCAGTATAACAGAAATCCAAAAGGGTACTGTTGGAACAAATTGCACAGGAAATACATGGCGTATATAAAATCAAAGGAAGGAAGGGAAAATCTTGGGTATTATGACACGAAAGAGGAGGCCAGAAAAGCCTACTTAAAGGCAAAACGAAAAGTACATAAAATAAAGGAACATGAAAAGTAGAAACCAGGACCGTCTTCGATTGTTCTCCGACACATTTTCATTTACAGGAGAAATCAATGGTCTGACGCGATTTAAGACACGATATTTTTCGACCCCTATCACGACACCTTTTTTCAGAGATAATCGATTACAGACGAGCATAGGCACCTTAAAAACAAAGGCTGAATATGACTGAACCCCAGGAAATGAACAACACTGCAAGAAACGACCAAATCATGTCTATGTGGCAGGATACAGTACCTATTTTTATGAAGAGCATCTATGATGGATTTGTAAGGGCTGGATTCAATGAAGAACAATCATTGAAACTGGCTATATTTATGTGGGAAGACCATCAAAAAAGACTCCTCCCTCCAAAACCACACAATGATGATGATCCAATCTGAGGCAAAATAAAAGGCGGCTCCATTTTGTGAGCGCGTCACATCGTCTTGGAAAGGACTGGAGCCGCCTTGAAGCCTATTTCACTGCAATATAATTGCAGTAGTCATATCGCTCAAATTCATCCTTGAATGTATCTTGGAAAACCACTTCAGTCGAATTCACCTTGCCGATTTTGAATCCAAATGGTAACAACAGATCGAATATCATTTTCAATGTAGTATGTGAATCCAGCAGACATCTTCCATACTCAAACTGAACACATTGAATTTCATCCCTCTCAAACAATCCTCTCGCACCATCCAATACAGCCCATTCATTTCCCTCCACATCAATTTTCAAGAAATCAATCCATCGAATACCTCTATCAAGACAATACGCATCAAGTGTCGTCGTTGAAACTTTTGTGCTTATTGGAGGACGCACATGCACACTTGCCATCTCAGCATCGTCTCTCCTGTGTAGTGTAGACATGGCTGGATAATCTTCATATACCCAAAATTCAGAGAGACCTTTGTGATTGGAAAGAGCAAAATTGTTTGGTCTCACAAGACCTTTCTTTATCACTTCATCCATATTCTGTTTCAATTTATCGAAAAGAAATGGAATAGGTTCAAATGCATGAATATGAGCATTTGGATGATACTGTAGAACAACAGCAGACCAATCCCCATCAAATGCACCCACATCGAATACAACTGCATTTTCAGGTATGTATTTCTGAATCATTTCAACTTCACCATCGATCAAATGTCCCATCATGCCATCCCTTCCTTTACCAATCGCATATCACTATCAACCATCATCCGCACCAACTCTTCAAATGAGACCCTCGGTTCCCACTTCAACACTCTTTTTGCCTTACTCATATCCCCCATCAAAAAATCAAGCTCACTCGGTCGAAAGTAATATGGGTTGACATCCACATACTTTCTCCAATCCATACCCAAATATTCAAAAGCCTCATCCAAAAACTCCCTTACAGAATGGCTCTCTCCTGTCGCAATCACAAAATCATCCGGTACATTCTCCTGCATCATTCTCCACATTGCTTCCACATAGTCCTTTGCATAACCCCAATCTCTTCTTGCATCCAGATTTCCCAACTCCAATTTGTCTTGCAACCCACATTTGATTCTCGCCGCTGCCTGGGTGATTTTTCTGGTGACGAAAGATTCGGCTCTGCGAGGAGAATTATGAATTTTGAAAAGATTTGGACCTGTACAAAAAGACTTTGATTCCGTAGTAAGATCATAAAACCAACCATCCTCATTTTCAGTATTCATTGTTTGAACTACCAGATTCAAAGGTTTTCTAAGATGTCTCCCTTTATTTGTTAAAACTGGGCTTCTGAATTGTGTCCTGTAGTATCTCTTGCCCTCTCGATATTCCATTTTTGTCTTTATAGCCTGTTTGAAAATACGATGCACGATGAAATTCAATCCTAAGCACAAAGATGCCGAGTTTGTTGTATATCCCTTATTTGGATATCTCTCATGTCCAGCCTTTCTGCCATCTGCTAAATAGTAGCCATCATAAAATGCCTTTTGTGTTTCTACAGGAGCATTTAGTATCCAAGACGGAACTTTCTTTTTTTGCTGTCTTTTTGTATAAATTGATTTTCTAAGCCATTTCCCAAAATCAGAATCATTCTGAATGTTCAAATGCCATATATCCTTTTTACAATTTTCAAATTGACCTGGCCCATGTGTAACAAGTCTATATTTCCATAAATATTTTTCCATCACAGGTTTTGCAATTTTAAGCAGTTGTTTTGAATTTGTTCCACTCAATCGGATTTTACCGCCTAATCCTATATAACCATCTCCAACAATAAAACCAACAAAACGAGCCAATTCCAAATCATCAAATTTACCATTGTTCTCTATTTTTGGATACCTACAAGAAAATACGGCATTTCCCTTTTTTATTTTCTTAGTTTTTATTTCCGTTCCATCCTCTAAAAAAGAAACATGATCCAATGTTGCCTCATAGCAAGAGGAAACAGTTTGAATTAGTTTCATTGGCTTCCTTTTTTCATGGTAACGATGCCCCTGTATTATTGTTGTCCATTTATCCCCAGTCCAAATTTCATATCCAATATATTTATCCAACATACCTTCATCTGTATGTACCTTAAACATATCACAGATTGGAATAATTTCAATCCATCCATTCTTTTTCAAAATCACTGGAGAATCCGATGGAATGCTTTCGTGGTTGAAAAGAATACCATTGCAAACAAACATATCATATGCTTTCCGATAATTCACTGTCTGCCAATATGCATAGAGCTTTGCACAGGCGTAGGGAGAACATGGATGAAATGGGGTTTGCTCTGATTGAGGTGTTTCATTTGCATTCCCAAACATCTCGCTTGTAGATGCCTGATAGACTCGCACAGGTTTTTTCAAACTGCGGACAGCTTCCAATAAATGCAAAACACCCAATCCTCCCACACTCGCTGTATATGCAGGTTGATCGAAACTGATCCGAACATGGCTTTGAGCCGCTAAATTATACACTTCATCTGGCTGTATCCTCTGAACCAAACTCATCAAACAACAGCCATCCGTCATATCGCCATATACAAGATGCAACTGATCCCTCAAATGATCGATACGTGAGCGGATTGGAGATGAGGAGCGACGAACCATGCCCCAAACCTCATATCTCTTCTCCAACAGAAGTTCAGCCAAATACGATCCGTCCTGTCCAGTAATCCCAGTTATGAATGCTCTCTTCATCCTATCTTCTCATATCGATGTAATTTTGAATGTCGAAATCTTGACGCAATTCCATCCACATATAAAATCGTACACGATTTTCCCAATGCCGCTGCCAATGTCGCCACTCCAGACATATAGCAATAGAATTGTTTACATGAATGAATTACGTCACACAAATCTTCCAATCCATCTGCAACAACTTTCGGTCGATTTGTAACATATGGATTTTGATACAGAGGAGCCATATCATGCGTTATTCGAATTCCATTATTTTGGAAATAGCCCTCTGTTTGTTGCATTGTCGGAATGCCGTTTGGATTGTGATGGTTCGACTCAAATATAATGGCATTGGATAGAGAGGACACATATTTTGGAGTGTAGTAGACTTCAGGCTCTCGAAATCTGAAGTCATCATCCACAAATCCATAAAAATGAGCAACAGCATCCAATATATTCATATCAGATGGAAGTGTTGTAAACAAAGGATGTTCGTGATCTTCGTCATTGAATCCGTCCACATACGGATTCAACTCCCACACAAACCTTTTGATTTGAGGACTGTAATAATCCGATTTATTGGAAATGAAGACTTCATTATATCCATAGACTTCCTTTGCCAATCTTGGAAGAGGAGAATGCAACAAATGATCTCCCAAACTTCCCCATTGAACCTTGATCGTCAAACTTTTCATCGTTACTTCCTAAAGTTATCCTCTGGAAAATCCATAACGTCTTTCCTAATAATCGGCAGCCCACAATCATCCCATTGTTTCGTCAACATTGCGACACAGAGGGATTGTACGATGGCATGGACAGCGTGCGGTGTATTAGGAGGTATACGAAAACAACATCCCCTCCCAGCGTGCATGTTGATTTCTTTTCCAGTTTCAGGGTCTTCGGTCACAACCAAAACCGAACCATCCACAATGAGAAAATATTCTACAAATTCTGGATGAAAATGATTTCCTCTTACCTTATTCGGTTGAAAATAAATCAGATTGAATTCCACGATGGGCTCAGATGGAACCCATGTAAATATAGCACCTCTTCCATCCTGTACAGTTTCGATATTACAGGATGCTCTCAACACCTCAATATTTCCAAACTTAGCTTGCATGAAATTCTCTCCAATACTCCTCTACATACTCTTTGCTCGTCTTCACCTGGTAAAATTCCAGCAACTTAGAAACATTCATCACAATATTGTCCTTGTGCTTTCCATATGTCGTATTCACACCCACCATCCCGACAATATCTGATACCTTTACCGACTCAGAGGCACCTACATTGATAATTCCAGTCATTGGGTTATTCACAAGATGGATGAGAAGATTGGCTATTTCATCTGAGGATATATAATTGTAGACAGAATCTGGAGTAACCCATAGAGGAAGTCCGTGCGTCAAATCAAAAATCACATTCTTCTGTAACCCAGTTCCAAGAACACTTGCTAACCGCAATACAGTAACGTTTTTCCATCTCGATAGAATCCTGTTTTCCACATTCATCTTTATCTTGCTATAGGCATGATTTGGACAGGCTTCTATGTATATAGTGGAAAGATGAATCAGTCTTTGGAATGGAATGTTGAAGATTCTACGGTAGACCAAATCCTCAACAAACTCCATCTTGCTCGGATCCTGACTTGCTACATACATACGAGAAAAACCAGCACAGTTAATAAGAACATTACAGGGTTCCGGTTCATCTGCCACATGAAACACCTCCCGCAATCTGCGTAAAACAGTTTTTCCGATGAATCCGTTTCTTCCGAGAATGCCTACAGTTTTCATGGGAAATTCCTACACATCTGATCTTTGATAAATACCTTCTCCACAATTTCGTGGTACGGGCCAAGGACACATCTTGGACATTCGGACAGGTTTATTGATCGCAGAATCTCTTTGTGCTTTTCTGTATTCCAAACTCTTTTAACTTCTTCCACATCAGGGTAATGCGAACACAGGGCATATTTCTCTTGTCCTCTTCGATCTCCGCAAGGATAACACCTTCCATCAACAGCAAACAGCAATACAAGTGGAGATGCCCAACATCGTGTATATCGCAATTTCGGGGCGAGGTTTGTTGCAAATTTGTGCCAAACGCCGTACACATGAAACTTTTCAGATTCGTACTTTTGAGCCTCTTCCATTTGGTGATTGATTTCATCAAACAGAGACTCAAACCCAAAGTGCTCCATATGCTTGTTCATCACATTTTCGCAACCGGCCGGACGTATCTGAAAATCGTCAGCTCCCAGCTCTTTCGCCAGCTTCACCGCCATACTAATATCTGATACATTTACCGGGTGCATAAGATATTTGACACAAACGGAACAGTTTGCTCCGAGGCGACTCTTCTCAGAACACAATTTTCCAATTTTCTTCAACACATGTTCAAACAACCCATCTCTTTTTGTCTCCTTTACCTTCATAAATGTTTCGTTGATGCCTGCATCAAGCGACACCCCGACCCATCTACAAGTCTTCAAAATGATCTCGATAATCGCATCATGCAGAAGAACTCCATTTGTAATCAACCCCGCCTCTAATCCGTTCCTCTGCAATCGCAGTAAAAATTCACCCAAACCACGATTCATTAAAGGTTCTCCTCCGCCAAATATGTGTACTGATTTCACACCCCACGCTGCTGCAAAATCAGCTATACGAAAAAGATGATCCTTTGGAATCAAGCTATTGTTTCGGTCGTTATAATCTGCCGAATTGCACCAAATACAATTCAAATCACATTGACCGGACGGATCGACATAAACAGTCACAGGCGGCAGAAAATCTTGTTTTGCACATCCCTCCAGCCATTCCCTCCAAATCAACACCTTGTCCGAATTAAATGGATTGTACTTTTCCTTCCAATCAATCATGGTTTTTCCTTTTCATATTCCAATCCATTGTAAATCTTTTCAACTCATTTCTCTCATCTCTCATCATCTCCCTCGTCCTGTTGTGATATTCAATGGACGGCAACCAATTCTGCTCCGCTTCCTTTTCTCCCAAAGAATGCTGATACCTATCAAAATCCTTATCAATAGTCTTTATGTTGTACTTGTCCGGGTCATTCCAAATATCAGTTCCAGGATATGGAGTGAATGTAAACAAACTGACATATTCTGGAGATGTTTCTTCAATGAATGCTTTCGTTCTTTGTACAATGTCTGAGGGTTCAAACGGAAGGCCATAAATGAGATACATCTTAACACGCAGCCCTTTTGAATGTATCCTCTCCACAGCTTTTCTAATCATGTCTGCATTTTGTTTCTTTTGAATCTTCTCCAAAACCAAATCATCAACAGACTCAACACCAAGATTGATCGTCGTGCATCCAGATTTGACCATCTGGTCAAGAACAGCATCATCAATTGAATCTACTCTGGTTTCACAGAACCATTTGATATTCAATGTGGACAAGACATCGGAAAATACTTTGAATCTGGCTTTGTTCAACGTGAAAATGTCGTCTACAAATTTGAAACAGCCGATTTCATAAGATTCCTTGAGATATTGTATCTCCTTTACCACATTATCCACGGATCGATAATGGACATGTCTTCCCCAAACAGCATTCGATGCACAAAATGCACATTGAAAAGGACAACCACGGGAAGTAATAATGGATGCTGTTCCTCGTGCATCTTCAAATGAGCCATAGCGAATTCGATTCCAAATAGGTCTTGGTGGAATTGGAATCGTATCGATGTCTGCTATAGCCTTTCTATAGATATATCCTCTTAACCCTTTGGCAAAATCATTCAGTACATTCTGAATTGCATATTCCCCAGGTCCCATCACAACTGCATCAAAGAAACGAGAAGCATCAAGTGGAAGAGCACTGACATGCGGTCCGCCTATTATCGTATATGCCTCTCCAACCTGCCTTGTGTAAACCAATACTTGCGAGAAATTTACAGTGGATGCAGAAAACCCATAAATATCAGCGGCGGGCAATACTGAGTCGAAAGACATATCCGCCAGTTCAACATCAAACCCCATATTTCTCAACACACCCTCCATGTACATTAAGCCGAGAGGCTCCGCCCGGCTTGGATCAGACAAATGTGTCTGTGGAGGACTTATCAAGGCTATTTTGACGCCAGATGGATTCATCAGGGAAAATTCCTACACATTCCATCTCTCAAAAACACATTTTCCACAACTTCATTGTACGGCCCAAACGTGCAACGCGGGCATTTGCGGACATCTATATCCGCCAACATCTTTTTGTGCCTCTCCGTATTCCAATGTTTGAGGACTTCACGCGGGTCTGGATCGTGACGACAGAAAATCAAATTCTTGTCCCCACGTCTATCGAAACACAAATGACAATTTCCATCTGCACCAAATGTCAACAGCAACGGTAATGCCCAACATCTCTTAAATCCTACTTTTCGTTTCATATCTGGTCGAAACTTATGCCGCACACCGTAGAAATGAAAGTCCTCATCTTCTAACTCTAACGCCATCTCTACTTGTTCATCTATCTTCTCCAAAAGAGGAGTAAAATCATCAATCCCCTTCCCCTCTGTCTTGCGAATATTATCCCATCCAACCGGCCTCATTTGAAAATCCCGAACACCCAACCCTTTTGCCAACTTTGCAGCTTCGTACAATTCCAATGCATTGATAGGATGCAAAAGGTATTTGAAACACACATCACAAGAGGAATTTGTCATTCTGGTTTTCGCCGCCAGTACCGCAATATTACCCATGACTCTATCGAAAGCTGTTTCTAACTTGATTCCTTTTACGCAATTGTATGTTTCTGCTGTGCCCGCATCCACCGACACCCCTACCCATCTACATGTCTTTGCCATTACATCTGCATATTCTGAATCCAACAAAAACCCATTTGTAATGACACCTATTTCAATATTTCTCTCCTTCAAATCCAACAAAAACTGCAACAACCCTTTGTTCATCAAAGGTTCGCCGCCTCCAGCTACACAAGTGGCCTTCACTCCCCATTCAGCATAAAAATCTGCCAAACGCCGTAGATGATCTGGCGAAATATCAAATTTGCTCCCTTCCATATACTCATATGCATTACACCAAATGCAATTGTAATTGCACCGATTCGATGGATCCGTATCCACAATGACAGGGGGCATAAAGTCTTGATCTGCTATAGCCTGCAACTGCTCTCTCCACAACAGAACTTTCATTGAATTGAAAGAATTGTATGGATTATTCCACTCTTTCATAGTCCTGTCCTTCCATACATCTTTGTATCTCCTTGTTTATATGTTTTCATGGTTATCGAACCATTTGCAAGAGCACCTATCAATTCATCAATTTCCTGTATCAAATCCACCCTCTGCTGATTCAATACATTTGTCTTTCGCGTTGCATTTGCCACAACAGAATCGTCCTTCGATTCTCTCTTCACATCCTCCAACATCCAAATACGAATATTCACAATGGACAATTTGTCGATCAAACTCCCAACAGTTTCCATATCAGCCTCGAATCACTTCAAACTTTGGACATGGAACAATAAAAGCTCCGCCACTCTTCAGATATTCCTCTTCCCTATTCTTGAACTCTTCGATGAAATGCCATGGAAGGACAAGCAAGTAATCAGGCTTTTCTTTCCGCATATCCAATTCAGACTCAATTGGTATATCTGTCCCAACAGTCTTCAATCCATGTTTATAAGGAGATCGTTCAGCAATCGCTGTTATCACAGTATGATCCAACCCATACCACTGCAACAACGTATTTCCTTTTGTCGAAGCCCCATAACCCCATATAACTTTCCCTTTCCCATGTTCCTCCAAAATGAATTCAACTGTGCTCTTTTTCAATTCCACGATATCCTTGTAAAATTGCTCATAGCGTTCAATTGTGTTGAATCCATTTACTTCCTCATACTCAAGCAAAGACTGTATTCTGAAATTTGCAACATCTCGAAATGGACCTGTCTTGAATGATTTTACGTCCGCTATATCCTTTTTGATGTATGCACGAAAACTTCCGCCATTTACATCATTCAATTCACAATCCACTATTTGAAATCCATTCTCTTCCAATAGATACTTCAATGAAGTCAATGAATAGTAGCAGATATGCTCATGGCAAATATTGTCGAAAGCCAGTTGTTGAATCATCAATGGCGTGTAGCTCATTTGAAGAACAAGCAGTCCATCATCATCCATAATTTCAGAAACATCACGGAGGAACTTTCCAGGATCATCCAGATCATAAAACATCGCAACAACAGTTACAACATCTGCCTTCCTAAACCCATATGTACTTCTACGAAATATATCCGCAGAAAAGAAATCTTGCACTACATCATCTGCATATTTAAGAGCCTCTTCTTTGAAACTGTCCTCCGCAGGGTCAATGCCAATTCTTACAAGATTGCCGGGAACAAATCGTAACAACGTTCCATCATTACTTGCAATATCAAGCCATACAGCATTCCTATCCATTCTCTTTCTCAAAAGAACAGAATCAACCACATCTTTCAAAGCCAATCGCATGGACAAATTTGTTCCAGATCGATACCAATATCGACCATAAAGCGATCCTGCCGAAAATGTATCCTTCAATTGAAGCAGCTTTGATTTTGGACTGAGGCACAGTGTCAAATCAGATTTAACAGCAGGACGAGTCGCATCAGAAGAAACAAAATCCGAAACATACAACTCTCCAAGTGAAAACACATCTTGAGCCTCTGAATCCGATATTCTGCACTTCACCATAATCTATCCCTTTCTATGCCTCTTTTAACAAGGACATGTATTGAAAATCACTCGGTACAGTTATTCCATCCACTCTATAATGATATACATGAGTTGACAATTGGATTTCTTCAATTCTGCGAACAATTGTTTGTTCGTATCCATCCACTCTGAAATCCGTACGTCCATTCTCTAAAATAGCCGCATTTCTATTGATATACGAATGGTTCCTCCCCTCCCTCACATGCTCCAAATGAAAAATCGTATTGCACTCATGCACAAAACTATCGGTCCTAAGCAAAAAGTCCGAATCCTCACACCCCCATCCAATATAAACATTTGAAAATCCACAACACTTTTCAAACATCTCTCTTGAGTAAAGCGTCAAACCTCCACTTACTTTGTGCCCTTTCAAGAAGTAAGACTTCTTGGGGCACAATTTGTAGTTTCCGACACCCGCAAAATCACGCAATTCAATAGAATCGAATGGCACAGTAATCGTTCGATTTCTCTTCAGAATCCCCTCCAAATCCAATCGACCAAACAATCGAAGATCCACATCTGCAAACAATATCGCTTCTATCCTTCTTCCTCTTTTGCACATTTCATTAAAGGCGACATTGGCTAACTGGCCTCGTTTGAACGGTTCATTATCAACCTGCTCCATCATATAGATGTCTGCATCTGGATAGAGATTGGAATAGCTATGAATGAAGTCTTGAAAGAACTTATCCCGTCCTCTATATGGACAAATAATCGTTAACATAGATTATCCCAATCTGACATAGGTATTGTCCTTGGAGTGATGAAACATTGGATTTGAACCTGCATGTAAAACAGTAACAGATTTTCCAATAGCTGCTGCCAATGTCGCTGCGCCAGAAGTCAAACAGTAAAACGCCTTACAAGAATGAATGAGATTGCAAAAGGATTCAAGTCCTTTCATTGACAAACAAGGGACTCCTGGAATCGATAAGTTGTTTGTCATAGGTTCCATTTGATGTGTGATATGAATGTTTCTACTGTTGAAATACTCTTGAATAGCTTTCACAGAAGGATGTCCGGCTTCCGATATATAATTTGGTTCATAGATGACATAATCAACAAATCTGCCATCATATACAGGTCGGTAGTAAAGTTCTGGATCACGAAAGCGAACACCATCATCCGGAAATCCTACAAAATCCACAAGCGTGTCCAAAATATTCTTCCCATCCTCCACACAATTAAACGACGGCACAGCGGCTTTTTCCTCTATATATCCATCCACATACGGATTATATCCCCATACCAATCGTTTCGTTTCTGGATTTCTGAATTCAGAATAAGTGGAGATGTATACTGCGTCATATCCATATTGCTGTTTGGCCAGTCGAGGAATAGGAGACCACAAAAGATTATCTCCCAACCCACCGTGCTCAATTTGAAGTACAAGTTTTTTCATTGCACTCCCATTTCCTCAAAAGCCCTCAACAAATGATGAAACCAATTCAAATATGTATGTCCCTTTTTCACAATCTCTTGTTGATCTCTCGTCCTATCCTTATACTCTGTCTCCCCCGTCAACAACGCCATATCAATCAAACTATTGATGTTTGCGTGATAAATGAGGCTGTCACCAAAAACATCCACACCCTTCCGCAAATTTGTTACTCCTAACTGCCCATATGATATGTTTTTCCACAAACGGCATGGAATCATGGATGCAGTTTGTGCCTTCCCTCCTATTGCAGGTGCAATTCTTGATTCACGCACTCTAACAGCATTTTCAGCGTCGGATATATTCCGATAACTCTTGAAGGACAAATGATGCCTTTCCAACGCCTTCCTGAATATCTCAATGTTATCGATATTGCCATGCCCCTTTTTATCGTCCCATATGCTTCCTACCCAATTCACAATCGAAGTTCGATTGAAAATAGGTGAATGGAATTCTTCTGGAAGCAAATCAGTCCCATAAGATTGGGACAGTAAATGCCTGTTTTTATTGAATGTCGCTGTCTTGCCATAATCGACAACATCCGGTCCAATATCCGAATCCCCATACACACGTAACAGCACATAATTCTGACAATTCTCAATATGTTCAACAGTATGAAACAGGGCATACCAATTGCTTTTCCTATATTGAATGTTTTGGCAGCACTCAACAGATGAAATCACCAAACTTCCATTCTTCACCAGATCATTATTCTGTGGAGTATTATCGCACCAAAGACAATCATATCCAAGTTTGCATAACGTAGAATACATATGTCGATGGACATGTCTTTGACAGGAGGTTGTCTCTTCATTCAATCCCCAAATCACAACACTTGTGTACTTCCTCAGCATGTCTATCACAACTCGCCTATCCATTCCTTATCTCCTTTTCCAAGAGAAAGTCACTTCCTGATGACATGCACTTGGAACAAAATCCCTAAAAAGAGACACATCAATTTTATAGCCTTCGTCAAATTTCTCTGCCATAGCATCCACAGAATACTCTGCCGTATTTGAAGCTCTATTCTGCGAAATCGCAGAGGTGAGATTCATAGGAGCACTGAAAACATGACTGATCGGATAACACAACAATCCACATTTATCTCTTCCTACATCTTTCACTCTACGATCCAATGAACTCTCCACATGATGCAATGTAGACATGTTCATCCCTTTGGAAAGAAAGAGAAGATCGGAAGAACGATACATAGACCCAGACAATTCCATCGGGTATCCAAAATCACATTTATACAAAGTCCAATTCAACCCCAACACCCCATTCCCAGCCTCCACAAACTCCACAGCATCCTGCGAACAATCATGCGGGTAGGAATATGTAATGTTTCTTCCAAGTCTCAATGAAAATCCAATGCAATCCTCACGCTCCTCCAAACTCTTTTCAATCTCCGCTATCCTAAAGTCTCTCAAAAAGATACTGTCATCCGTAAGAAACATCACATGCCGAGAACTTCTCACCACATCCATATAATCAAATGCGATGGTTCTTTCTGGTGAAAAAGAAATGGCTGGATACAGTCTCTTCAACTCTTCATATTGTCTTTCATGCCTCTCTGTCGTTGTCTTGTAAACAATTTGTACTCTTTCAAAGTCCAAATCCTCACAAGTCCCCTCCAAAGACTCCAACAAAGCCAAAAGCTGCATCGCCCTATTCTTGCTAAAAATCAAAATGGTAGTTAAAGGCTGCACAATTCCTCCTTCGTTCTTTTGCAATACGGAACTCGCAAACATCGTATCTCATGGCTATTTTCCAAGCATTCTTGCAATCGAACCCTTTCATTGCTCAATGGGTTTTTCATATTGTACACATACAATATTTTGTGGATAAATCTCGAATGTTCTGGACCGGCCATCTCGACCATTGGAAACATCAAAGCCATATCCCACGCCACTCTGTAATATGCACCATTGCTAAATTTCCGAAGATCACTATCCCGAATTCCTTTATACAAAAAATAGCGGAATGTCTTCAAATGAGAATACCGCCAATATCTGCGTCCATTATAAGGATCCTCTTCTGGATCCGAAACTTGCTGTGCCGCTTTTCCAATGGTATTATCATGGCTATGAATGTAACTCCCCCACGTCACCCAGACATTCTCATCCCGGTACACACTCGCCAAATAAGAAAGCACACAAGCATCATAGAACCAATCATCCCCATCCAAAAACATGATAACATCATCATTTTCTGCACCACTCATTTTGATTGCTTCAATATCATTGACGCTCCGTAGTTTTCTTTTCTTGTTCTCCACCAAAACAAATCGATCATCCCCCAAACCATCCAAAAAATGACGGGCGTTGATTAGTGTATTATCCCTACTCGGTTCCACATGAAGAATCACATTCCAATTATCATATTTTTGAGATGCAATGCTTTCTAAACAAGTCTTTATCCATTTACCAGCAGTATACGCCTGCACAATGATTTTGAAATGCACTCGTCTCTCCTCACTCATATTTATAACTGGCAGAGATAGTCTTTTGTTTTTGGAGAATATTGCGGACGATTGCGTATCTCTAAATCGGTCCTCTTACACAACGCATTGTACAATTTGTCATCGTTATATGGAGAAGCTCGATTGTATATGTAAAGAATCTTTTCAATGTATTTTGAATGTTCTGGACCGGCCATCTCGACCATTGGAAACATCAAAGCCATATCTCCAGCCACATGATAATATTCTCCTGTTTCCAAACTCCTCAAATCTTCATCCTGTATTCCCTTAAATAGAAAATAACGAAATGTCTTCAAATGCGAAAATCTCCACCATCTCTTCCCTCGATATGGATCTGCGTTCGGTTTTGGAACAGGTTGCGAAGCCATCCCACGTTGTTTCGTTGTATTCACCACATAGCTCCCCCATGTTATCCAGACATTCTCATCCTGATACACTTCAGCAAGATAGGAAAGTACATTTGCTCCATGCAACATATCATCACCATCCAGCAACACAATCACATCATCGTTAGACGGATTGCAGCGAAGAATGCTTTCGACATGATTCAAAGGCACATATTTTCTTGTATTGCCGAGAGTTAAAATCCAATCTTCATTTTGATGTCCCTCCAAATGCTCCCTCGCTACCTCATATGTATTATCTTCAGACGGCTCCACCGCAACTACAATCTGCCAGTTTTTATACGTCTGGCTCAAAACACTTTGCAAGCACTCTACTGCCCATTTTTCACAATTATACATAGGCACGATAATCTTGAAATGAATGCTCTTATCTAATGGCATGCATAACCTCTGAGAAGATTCTCATATGCAAATTCCGGAACAACGCCAATCTCATCAAATTTCAAATAGACAACATTTCCATCCTTCTCTGTTCCCCTCAATCTTCCGATTGTTTGTCGAAACCCATCCAGCCTCTTATCTCTGCTTCTTCTCGTTTGGTACACATGTAAATTGGCTCCATATGTCTTCCCACTTTTCAAACGCTCATGTCTTACATGAAGCATTGAATTCTCCGCTCTCGCATATCCACCCACTCTATCACTCAAAAGATCATCATCCGCTCCCCACCCAACAATCAAATTTGAATACCCTTCTGATTCTTCAAATTGTCTCCTTGTAAACACACAACATCCGCCAGTTGACCGATCACTGCCCGCCCGTATACCCTCAACATTACCATGCAAATCACAATGAAATAGAAGATTGTATGCAATAAATGGATGGTTTGTCTGTGACATCACCCACCCAATATCCAATCTCCCACGAAATCTCAGATCCACATCCATAAACACTACAATCTCACCACTGCTGTATTTATACCCAAGATTCAAAAGTTGTCCTTGGAGAAACGGTTCTGAGTTGCACTGCTCAGAAATGATGATTTGCGAAGTTGGATAGAAAGTTTGGATGGATTCAAGAAACCCGTCCAACATCTTCTTCCTATCTCTGTATGACACGATGAAGCTGATATCCTTTTCCTCTATCACTTCACCCATTGCAAAAACTCCCCATTCCAATAATCCAGTATTCCAAATCGATCCTCTACATACTCAAAATCATCTTCTTGAAATCTTTTTGTCCATTTTATGAATTGATCCAAAGTACCGATTCGATGACAATGCCCATGCCCTTGATATTTCCTTTTCATTTCATCTCCGCTAAACCGCACAAATGTATAATGATGCATAACAAGTTGATTTGGAAGCAAAAGACGAAAAGACTCTACCCCACTTATTGTCCTTCCCATATCAACAGTTACACCAAATGGATTTGTTTTGAATAGTTTCTTCTCTATGTTCTGTACTGCCGGGACATAGAGATTTGTCATTTGTTTCAATCTTCTCAATGGATGATCGACATACTCTCTTATCCTGGATAGGGTGCAATCCACAGTTGGGAAGAAATCAAGCATGGATTCAAATTGTTCAGGTTCATGGAATTCATCACAATCTCGAATCAAATGATGCGTACATCCAGCCTTCATACAAGCAAGTCTTCCAATTTCTCGTTTCATTCTACAATTGTCTTGCATGTGAGTTGGATTGGAAACAATACGGGGATGAAACTCGATCAATTCATCCACTAACCCCGACTTTACAAGGTCATCGAGAAGTGGCTTCATATAATCAACAGCAGGTTCACCTGTGGAGGAAATTGGAGACCAGACAACGACGAGATGCGAGGCAAAACGACGAATATTCTGGATCGACGGTTTCAGAAGCTCTAAACCACTGAAGACACCATAACTCACGCCAAGTTTCATCTGTTTCCCCTCCTCACCCCTATTTTAGAGCGTCTGTGCCTGCCTACAATCGACGATCCCCCCTCTGGGGGTACATCGATACCCCTATCAAACTTTTCGTACAGCAAAACGTCTTCTCCTATCAATTCTCCCAACAATTCCAACCCATAATCCGGTTTGTATCTCGGGTGAAGTCCCTTTCGCCCAATAGTCCATTGATTCCCTCTCCCTTCCAACCCCTTCATTCCAACACACATCAATTTTTCGCCAAGTAAAAGAAATTTATCCTTTGTCCCTCTCCACAACTTCAAATCAATAAATGGGTCTCTGGATGCTTTGCATATTTCTGTTAGTGCTGGAATCAATTCAGACCGAAATCCAGTCTGACAAAAACTCGCCCTATCTCTATTATTAACGTACATGTATTTTTTCAATGGAATATGATAATACACAGATTCGCCCTGCCCGATCAAAGACACACCTTTGTACTGCTCGAACAGTTTTATCATTTTTTCCAAGTAATCAGCACAATACCAATCGTCATCTTCCATCATTATCACAATATCTGTAGTAACAGAAGAAAGGGCTTCAATCATTTGAACTGGAAGAGTATGTACATTTTTTGTGGATGTGCTTTGTCGTCGAATGTATTTCAGAAAAGGTGTGTCAGATGGCATTGGTGTCGGTACAGCACCATCATCAACCACAATCCATTCGTCCGGCTTCAACGTCTGTCGTTGCATGAAATGAGTACAAAGTTGAAATGGAACCGGACGGTCTCCTGTCGGAGTAATCACTGAAAAACTCATTTTTTGTCCTTTCCAAGACTTCAATATGTCACAGCATCTATGCTATCATATCTTGCAGATGTTTTATTTCCATTTTCACAGAGGAGAAGTCAGACTGGCTCACGGATCTGCATCCCTTATGATACCAAATTGGATCCTCGTTCATAGACATTATTGAAAATGCCTCATATTTATTTCCACCGTGTCCTTCTAATCGTCGCCGATGGACACAGGTAGATGTATGTCTTACCTTCGGGCGGGACTTCCTCTGGCTTGATCCAACCGCCGTATCGGTCCATGCCTCCATGCTCTGTAGTTACTTCATACGTCTTGAGTCCGAAGTAGAACCCGTATGGACCAATCGCCACAGACAGGAACGGCCCGATGAACGGCAGTCGTAGGACACCGGCGTCCTTGCCGCCCTTCCATGGATTCTCGGCACTGAACGGCTTCTTGAACGGTCGCAGCATGTGGCCGGAAACGATGTCAAACTTGACCCCAAAGCCATGCTCGTCGTACTGCTGCTTGTCATGGTCGTACCACAGGCCCCGCTCGAACTTCCCGGCCGACAGGCTCACGCCCCTTGCACGCTCCCGCGAGCACCCCGCCAGCGACAGAACCAACAGCAACCCCAACGTTCTGATCTTCATTGTGCCAACCTCAGCTTTCTCTTGGCCTGCCAGACTCTCTACCGGACATCCATCGGCAACTCGCCGTCACCGATCATCTGCGTCAACGGCCGCTTTTGTCCCTGTCTCTTCAAACGCATCCGCCGCTTGTTGTCAATGCCGACCCCACAGTTGTTCGCGGGGTCCGGAGTTCCATTTCCGTTTGCCATTCGATCCCTCACCGTTGAGATACGAGTTCACCATCAGCCTTATTTGATCGCCTCTTCGCAATACATGATTCGATTCTGTGCGTCCCCGGCAGCGACCACGCCCTTGACCTTGAAATAGTAGGTGTATGAACCACTCGACGGCAGGTCGATGCAGGAAAACGCATAGGTCTTCCACGCATTGGTGATTGCCTGCGTTCCAGACACGATCTCCGTGGTGCCTCGCAGGATCTGCCAGTTGACGACATCGCCGGAGCCGCTGTCGGTCTTGAGTTGCACCTGTATGGTCAGATGCACCACGCCACCGGAGGCGGGGAAGCTGCGAGACTGGATCGTGGCATAGCTGCTGGTCGAAAAGGCCACCGCCGCCGCCGTATTGACCGAGCGAAACACGGTCAGTTCGTCGTCGGCGACCGCATCGGCGATGATCGTCCCGGCCTTGACGACGTCACCCTCAATCACCACCTTGCCGCTGTCCGCCGTGATGATGTTGTACCAGCTCGAACCGCTGTCGTCGCTGCCCTGGATACCGGATGGGGAGATACGCAACCGGTTGGTGCCGCCGAGATTGAGCGTAATCGTGCCCGCCGTCACTTCGCCCAGGTCGGCCACGATCGCCGACAGTTGGCTGACGCTCAGGTGCTCGGCCAGGATCGTAGCCGCCTGGATCAACGCGCCATGGATGATCTTGATGAACTGCGCCGGGTAGAA